CAGCTATAACTGGATCTTGTGTTATTAGTCTAGCGTTGTTAATTTGCCATTGCGTTGCAAATTGGGCTAGTGCCTTATCGCGCTCAAATTTAAGTTTCAATCCAGACAACATTAACTGATTACCAGCGACAGATTTACCGAGACTTGGAGATCCTTTAACAATAAAGTCCAAATCTTTGTCTGTTGGGTTAACACCAAGCAACTTAACTTGCGGAAGAATGATTTGATTAGCCGCCCCAACAAACGCTTCTTGACCAGCAATTTCTTTAACCTTGTAGTCTGGATTAAATGCTTGCCCTGCTTTTTGAAACTGAAGCATAAACTCTTGCCCGAAACCAGTTTTAACTCCTTGGTCAAGCAATGCTTGCATATTGTCAATTGTGGCAAGCGTTGCATACGCTGGTCTAGCCAAACCTTTAATTTCTTTTAATGAAGCACCAAGATCTTCTCCAAAAGACTTTCCAAGCGCATTTTTGACAGTTACATTTGTTTGTGGCGCGCTAGCAGCCCTTAGTCCTCTTTCAGTTTCTGCCAATAGTGGCTCTTCTTTTAAAATCCTTAACTTAGTAATTGACTCTGGCTCTTTTGCGGGGGCCGTGGCCTCATATGCAAGTTTTGCCCTCTCTAAAACATCTGCGGGCATATTTGGGTCTAGCATTGCAGACAATAATTGCCTTCTGTCTAAAGCAGGTGTCTGCCCTATCATTGCAGCCCTCTCCGCAGTAGGCCCAACACGCCCAGGAGCCGCTAATGCTGTCTCTGGTGTTGTAGGCGCAAACTGCTGTGCAAACCGCTGGCGGGCAATATCATCACGCTCTCGCTGCGCCCTCTGCCTCTGCATATCTGCCATCTGCTGTTGTCTCAGCATATTCTGTAACTGCTGGTCGAATGTACCCTGATAGCCCTGTAGCGCAGACTGTCCTGCTTGGCCTAATACTTGTAGGGTGCTTGGTTTGTATCCGACTGCCTGAGATCCCGCAAGAGCCTGTAGACCAAAGTTCAGCAGGGCGTTTTGCTGTGCTTGCTGTCTAACTTGCGCCTCTTGTTCTGGGGAGAGCAAACCTGGGAGCATCCCAGTAGGTAACATAATAGCCATGTGTCTATCCTAAAAGCGATTGTTGTGTAGTAAGGGGTTGATACCTGTTTACCGCAGGGGCAAGTAAAGGTGCAACATTAGGCGTAGTAGGTCTTGCCTGTAACAAAGAAAGCAGTCCAGAATAGTCCGCGCCCATAGGTTGTCCACCACCGCGCTGCCCACCCAAAAGACCGCCCATCTGGGGTTGTTGTCCGAATAGCGCATTTCCTACCGCAGCCATTTGTAAGGCATCGCCAACACCAGCCGCACCAAGTAGTCCACCGCCCTCAGCAGCTAAGGCAGCAGCACCAGTAAGCCCTCCAGCCGCAGCTAAAGACCCAGGCGCAGCAGTAAACGGTGCAGTAGTTGCCGCAGTCTCTACGCCCAGCCCAGGAAGGGCAGCTTGGAACGAATTTGGGTCAAGTGATGCGTTGGGCGTATATGCAACCTCCCTTGCTGGGAAGGCTAGTTCATTTGCTGGTACTGGGGTGGCTGTGGATATAGGCGCACCCGCTTGTGCTGCTAACAAGCCGCCACCAGCCGCAGCCTGTGGCGCAAGAGGGGCAACACCAATGTTAGGAGGCGCAACAGGGTAAACAGTAGACACGCCTGGGGTTCCTACTATCCCGCCATCAGGAGTAGGTGCGCCAGCAGCCTCCGCGCCACCTAGTGCCGCTTGTGTGCCACCTGCTACAGCCGCAGACAAAGCTACCTGCCCCCAGTCTATGTCACCAGAGGCTAAGTATTGCCCGACAGTATTGCCAGCCGCAGCACCCGCAGCCGCACCACCAACTTCCCCTAAACCAGGCATACCGTAGTACGCACCAGCAATAGTTAGTACGGGGCCAATTACATCTTCTAGCCCACCAAGGCCAATTTGAGCAATCGGGCTTTTCGTTTTTTCGTATACGGGGAACAGGATAGGAGAACCATCTGGGGCAAACTGGATGCCGTAGTTAGCACCGCCCTTTACGCCAGAGAATATGTCACCAAACTTCTGTGCGCCTGTATCGCGGTCTATCGCAATAGCACCGCCAAGGTTTGTGTTTGTAAACGGTTGTCCTGTAGAAATATCTACAAGCCTCCCATCTTGGTTTCTTAGGTTGGAAATACTAGATACGCCCCCGTCCGCAAGCTGTCTTGCTTGTTGGTTCCAAACGGTAGGCAGGTCGCTAGACCGACCACGGTAGGACAAGTCTTTGCCCTGTACCTTTCCAGCCTCTACGATATTGTTGTACTGCGTCTCTAGTTCGTTACGGATTGTTTGGTAGCGTTCATCTCGACCAGGCAAAGGAGCAGGGGCATTTGGCCTGTCTTCTTGATAACCAAACAAGGAATAATGTCGTGTTGCCTCTTCACCAGTATCAATGCCAGCAGCTTTGAGATCAGGATTAGATTTTACATACTCAACCCAGTTAAACCCAGGAGGCACACGACTTAAATCAGCTTTTTCACCAGCACCCCACGATGTCAATTCTGGAAACATACCAGCAACAGCGTCACCAACAATAGGCGCTCTAGCGGCAATCTCAGCAATCTGCTTATCTGTTGCGCCTAGTGCTTTTAACTCATCATACCGCTTCATGCCGAAGCCAGTATAGTTCTGAGCATCTAGCAAGAACTGGTTAAACTGCTGGTCAGAGAGTGCCATTTAGAATAAAAGTCCTAAACCACCACCAACAGCCGCGCCAACAGTCGGGCTAAACCCAAACGCCTGACCAGCAAGATACCCTAGACTTGCGCCACCGATACCTTGGCTAATCCTGTTTGTCTGCACTTGTGGCTGCACGACATTGGAACCACCTAAAGGCGATCCGTAGATAGATGAGAGATAAGACTGCAAACCCTGAATAGGTGCTTGCTGTTCAAACTGGAACCTCTGCATCTGCTCTTGTAGTGGTTGAGCCGCAATCGCCTCCCTAGCCGCACCCACTTGGGCCAACTGCTGAGAAGGCAAGAACTGTTGCCCGTAAATCTGAGGTGCAAGTGTCGCGCCCTGAACTAAAGCACCCTGGGCCGCTTGTTGTCTAGCCCTTTCGTTTGCGTAGTCCTGATAGGCGATGTTAGAAGCGATGTCACCGATTGCACGACCCGTGGCCTCTGTTGCCGTTCCGATTGCCCTCTCCATCGCGCCTGAACCATAACGGCCCGCACGAGAAAAGGCAGACGAAACACCAGGCAGAGTTACCTGCTCAAACTGCTGTTGTATAGGACGGGTTGCCGCCTCTATCGCTGCTTGCTGACCAGGAGAGCCACCTAAGAAAGCACCGCCCGCAGTCTGCTGTAAACCACCCAAACCACCCAGAAAAGCCTCTTGTCCAGCTTGTAGTGCGGGTTGGGCTTGTTGTGCTAACGCCTCTTGCGCTTGCAGGGCAGAAAGCGTCTGCTCAGAAGGAGAGACATAGGTTTGGCCTGGGAAGAACTGCAATGGCTCACCCATAAACAACTGTTCAGCCCGCTGTAGTCCCATCTCAAGGTAAGGACGGATGGTTGGGTCAATCGTAGAGTCGCCGCCCGCAGTACCACGCAAAGGAGGAAGGTTTGCTGTAACGGATTGCTGAGATAGCTCAGGAAAAATCTCTTGCAAACGAGTTCCAACCACGGGAGCGCGTCTGGCAATGTCTATAATCTGTTGGCGAGTTGCGCCCATCTGGGTAAGCTCATCGAGCTTCTTCATCCCGATGCCTGTGCTTACATCGTAAGCCGCAATTTGTTCTGGTGTTAGTGCCATGTCTTTATCCCACTAAAATGTAAGAGTAGTTTGCAGTCCCGCTTCCAGAACTGCCGCTTCTTAGGTCAACAACAAAGCTGCCGTTAGCTACGCTGCTAATAAAAATGTGATTTATAAGCTGCGAAGCCCTAGAGTTTGTTGGACTTAGCAAAACAACGGTGTCAGTCCCGCATCGCGCATCGTTAACCGTTAGCGGCGCAGTTGCTGTCGTAAGTTCAAAGCTGCCAGTATTATTTGTCTTGCCGTCCATGACCCCATTTAGGATCTCTGCGACAGCACGAGAATCACCACCAAACGGAGGTAGCCTGCGAAACATCAGCGCATCCCCGCAGGGTTAATTTCAATCTCGGTTCCTATTGCTGTTGTCCATTCACCAGACGGAATCACCCGAAGCCTATGATACCTTCCTAAAGACCGTAATCCAACCCTATTCTCACTATCTGCCGCAGCCTCGGTGTTAAAACTAACCGCTTCAGATAACTTCATTCTGGAGGCAACCGCCACACTCGCAGAGCCACCGTCTACAATCGGTTTGGCAAGGGTCACCATAGACATATTGCCGCCCGTCTCTAAGTCTGCTGTCGTAATCCTTGCCGTCTTATTAGGGCCAGAAAATGTGCTTACCTTGGCCCCAGACACGCCGCCAACAAGAAACTTGCCGCCTACCCATTGCCGCGAGTCCAGAGAGGTCTGTAGAGCGTCTAAGCTCGCAGAAAAGGCATCTAATCCTTCTAGGGTAATACCTGGCGTAAACAGGTTTGCAATTCTGTTTAAGCCCGTGTCCGCAAAAGACCACCGCTTAGTAACAGTATGATAGATAAGCAGTCTGTAAGTGTTCTCTTGTGATGGGTAGCCCCACATAACAAGGTTGCGGAAAGGATCTACCGCAGTAGACATACTATCAATTAGGTCTTCTCTCAAAGAGTCCCAGAAGAAACGGTTAACCTTCTCCGCGCCTATAGGCTCTATGGCCTGACCGTTACATGAGTAAAACCCATCATCTGCTAGGAAGTAAGTTATTCCCTGCCATTGCACAACAGAATTAGACTCATAGCACCCTAGGTTGCGGGCAATGTTGTCAAACTGGAAAACAAGAGGAGATCCAACGTAGCTCATCCGCACAATGGAACGCTCCAAAAGAACTAGGCCAAACTCGCCACCCGTTAGCCCTCTGATCTCGCCGCCGTCAGGAATCCTCTGAAAGTCTGCCTGGGTTACCGCAACAGACCCCCAAGTTCCCGTGGGATTGTTAATGCTCGACCATCTTACCTCGTTGCTTCCTGTAGAGGTATTGCCCGTAACCACAAAGTCACGAACTACTGTTAACAGTTTTGCGGTAGGGGCAGAGGCACTTAAGTCTGAAAAGACTGTGGTTGTTGCGAGGTCTGCGTACTGAATTTGATCTTGGTTATTCGTTGCTAAAACAAAAGAACCAAACTGGGCAAAGTTCCAGCGGGTTGTAGAGGTGTAAGTTGTGCCAGAAACGTCATCTAAAGACAGGTCTGTAGCATCAAACAAAAACAGTTTAGTAGCACCACCTGCAAATATCTTTGTGTTTCCTGAGTCATCCTTGCCAGCAAAGACGCTGTTTAAGTCCTCAGAGGCCGCAGCCGAGTAATCTTCTTCTAATGGGAACGCCCCATACCCAACAGCTTTGGGATAGACGTTAAAAGCGTTTGTTAAGGCTCCAACGACACCAGGTTGGTCTGGTAGCCATTCTGTAAAATCTACCCGCGTTGTAGCCATGTATTTGTTCCAGAGGTTCTCGTAGTCCAGACATTTGATTCTGGGCTAACTGTTGTCCATGTGTTTGCGTCATCCGCTACGGGAGACCATTCCTGCCCGTATATGTAGCCTGTAGCAACCAAAGTACCGTTAGCGGTAATGACTGCCCTTCCTGCGGCTGTAAGAGATGCGTCTACGATAATCTCACCATCGCCCAGAATAAAGGCAATGGCGTTTACTTCTAGTCCACCCGTGGCAGCAAGGAATCCTTCACCAGAGAAAGCTCCTGCCCCCTCTCGGACTCTCTGCCCTGCCGCAGTAACAGATCCAGCTCCAACAAGGATTGCTTCTGCGCTTCTTTCTCTGTAAGCCTCCGAGATGAGCGTACCCGACCCCGTAATTGTGGCTTCACCCTCTCGGGTGAGACTTGCGCTTGCTGTGACCGCACCTTCACCTGTAATGGCTCCCTCAAACTCTAGTATGCAAGTATCCGCAGAAGTCCAAACTGCGGAGTCCAGAGAGAAAGCGAGGCTGTCTAAATCCCCAAACAGGTCTAACTGTTCAAGGGTAAACGGCCCGCAGGTGTCTGCCATTACGAGAGTTGTGCGGTAAGCGAGCCAGAAGCGATCTTAAAGATGTCGCCCGTATCAATCGCCTTAGAAGTCGTTAAAGGCGTGTGCATAAGCAGGTTGCCAGCAGTAATAGCATCCAACAGGCCAATGTGGGAAATGGTTCCCCAACTGTCCGTGGCCTGTGGGAATGTCACATCCGCAGAGGAGGTCACAATGCCACCCGAGGCTGTTGTTACAGATAGGATCTGACGAGCATAAGCACCGCCCGTACACTCTGTGCCTGAGTTGTCGTCACCAGGGTCAGAAGTGTAAAGACCTACAAAGACCGTGGTGGGCGAGGTGTAGCTTGTGCCACGCAGTACATGGTTTAACAGATTGTTTTCTAAATAATCAGATAGTTCAGCCATAGTTACCTCGATGTGACGGACATAGTAAGGGGAACCCCTGCGTATTCAGAGGTGTTGTCGGATTCTGCAAGCGCAGTTACAGCGTTTTGGTACAACTGGCTCCAGATAGGAAGCCTTGCATCATTCATCAGATAAGGCTCTGCCTCTACTAAAGCACCGTACAGAAGCGCATCAGGGCAGACCGCCATAAACTCGTTGCTCGCGTTGCTGTCAGATAAAGCCGCGGGTTTTGCGTAGTAAAGCATCACCAGCGTGTAGTTCGTGTCTGGAATCGGGGCTAACTCAAGCTCTGACCCCTTCTGAGTGTAGAAGTTTGGAAGGCCAGACTCGGCTGCGCGAGCATCGCGGGTAAAAGCAGAGGGTGATAAATAGGATAGCGTTCTTCGTGGGTTTTGGTCTATGTAGATGTCACGAATCGCTAGAAAGTCAGAGGGAAGACCAACCGTATTGTCTCCCCCTGTAGTGCTACTGGTTACAGTCTTAAGCATCTGCCTAATCCGCAACTGTCTGGCAAGACGAATCTCAGCCAGAGATATAAAGTCTGGAATAACGCTACTTAGATCGCTTCTTCCGAGATAGTTTGCGACCGTTGTTTTCAGGTCGCTGTAATTGGTCAGAGCCATCTTTTATGTCACTCCAAGAATAGGTGTATTGGCCTATATGCCCGATCTCATTGCTAAGACCGTGATCGACCCAAGTTTCAAAGCCAGCGTCATGTGCCGCAAT